AGAATCTTGTAAAATAACTATATTGACAACAGCGGGATAAATCATGCGGCACCTATCTTGGTCGCAATGGTTGGAGTGCCTCCTGTTACCGTAACCAATCTAAGACGTGCAAATTTAATTGGTGAGTACAGGCAGAACCCATACGTGCCATTTGCCGTAATAGTTGTGTCAGCTTGAGTACTATCATATAAAGGGAAATAACTTGTATCATCAAGGCTGCCTTCCATCCTTACCACAATACTAGTGCCAATAGATGCAACTGTTACTTGAAATGTAACATTAGTTCCAGCAAGTATCACCGAATCTGTAACGCCAACTGCTGTTAGCCCAGTCAGTGCCTGCACTTCAAAACCGCTGTCATCGCCAATAGCCATGTTACACTCCGGTAATGTTTACAGTATAGGCGCCAGCTAATGCCAGCGCCTACATTGCTCAGCTTAGCCGTACTTAGCAGATGCTAAGCCGATCACTGCAACAGCGCCGGCGCCAGTGCCGCCGCCAACCGTAACGCTTGCCTTAACAAAACGCTTCAAGTTGCTTACATTTACAAAGATCTTTTGTAAAGATGCAGTGTTAGCTGTAGTTGTAGTAAAGCCGCCGCCTGTAACGTCGGTGTAAGTGCCGTCGCTGGCGTCAGATTCAGTTAGCTTTACCGCATACGTAATGCTGGCGCCGCCTGCTTCGGCATCAAGCAGCACTGCCATATCGCCTTCATAGCCCAGCAAATCAATAGCAGAACCTAAGCCTGTAGCTGTTACTACGTCACCACGCAGCAACCCAAGGATCGTGGTTTTGGATCCTAAATTGTGAATCGTCATTTGGATGTTCTCCGTTTTGGTGGGATGAGTTTTACTGGTTCAACTGTAGCTGCAAGCATCGCCTTGCCAATGCCGATTAATAATTTAGCGTCGGCTGGAGATGCTGGAACAACATCCCCAACGCGTACCACTAAACCCTGCAGCATAGTTTGGCGCAGGATTTCAATTACCATAATCAGAGTGTGTTATTACCACGGCTGAATGATGCAGGCTGGCGTACTGCAATATCTACATCCTGCATAGCAACTACGCGAACAGTGCCGGAAGTGCTATGAGTGTAAGGATCAACCATAAGATCAAGGCCAGAAAAGTAACCAATAACAAGATCAGCAAAATTACCAAACCACAAGTCGTTGGCTGCAACTTGGTTTGACATTACAGCGCGATAGCCGTTCACTAACTCGCCATCCATTACAAACAATCCGCTGCCTGCATCTTTGGCCCGCACCTTCAGATTGCCGCGCATTGCAGCATTCATCAAATACACTGGGCTGCCGAGCAATGCGTTAGCAGTTGCAACGTCAGATTCAAGTGCTACAACTTCAGCAAAGGTTGGTGAGTTAGCCGCAAAGTCTTCAGTGCTGATGCCAGTCGTAAGCTTCAGACCTAATGGCTGGCTGTTGTTGCCAGTGCCATACAATCCGCAGCGATCAATCTCTAACGCGATAACAGTAGCTAGGTCAGACCTAACCATGTTCTCAACATCAATGCTGGATTGAATCAACAAGCGGCGGCTGTAATCTGTGAATGCACCAACTGATCGTGGTGCCAAGCTGATCTGGTCGACTGTTTGCTGGCTTTCGGTAGTTGCGCCAGATTCTGCAACCCAGTAAGCAGTGCCGCCGCCTGATTGGCGTGGGATCGCAACCATACCAGTCAAACCAGTTAGCACAGTAGCGCCAGCCTGATCTAATGCAGATGCGTTACGCAGCAGATCAATGAAGCTGCCAGCATCCAATTCGGTAGCAACTAAGTTGCCGCCAGCAGATGCGGTGCCTACATTCAGATCGCGGCGCAATACATCCTGCGGGATTGTGATACCGCGTGATTGACGTCCAAGCTTTGCAGCAGCAGCTTCAGATGCTTCAATTTCAAATCCTGCTGCTTCACGTGCAGAACGATCAGTAGGGTTAGCTAGATAGTTGATAGCACGCAAGAATGAAAAGCTGCGGCTTTCAGTTGCGCTAAGTCCAATGTCGGCAGTTTGCATAGTCACAGTCTCCATTGGGATGTTTAATTTGTCTAATACAGCAGATCTAGCCTCGTCAATTGAACGACCAGACTCAACTAACTGTTGGCCAAGATCAGCCATTTGATGCCTGTCACATAATGCGGAGATCTGTGCAATGCGCGAGCGTTCGGCCTCAACGGCTTCGGCCCGCACCACGGCCAGATCTGGAGTGGCGGATTCCATATTAGGAAGGGGATCAGGGGTTGGTGCTGCCGGAGCAGCGGTGGTATCAACCAGCAAGGATCTTCCGATCCCTACTGTTTTGTCAGCCGGTATTGAAACCATTGAGATCTCATACGGTGACCATGCAGTGGCAACAAAGTTACCGCTGCCGCGCTCTTCCATTGTATCAATGGAATAGCCGAAGCTGACATTCCGTAGAATGCCATCCTTTACATCGGCCAAAACTTCTTGCGCAAATTCATTTTTACTAAACCTGACGCGGGCATATCCACGTTTTAACTTGTCATCAATCCTTGCCGTTTCTACAACACCAATAACGCGATCTACATCATGGTTAAACAGCAGCGGTGCGCCATCGTTCAACCGGCTCAGGTCTGCTGCTTTTGTCTCGTGGCTTAATACTTCATTGCCAAAATACCTAGCAACTGGAGTCTCAGAACTAAACGGGAACTCATAGGTGCGATCATCCATCTCGGCAAATGCCGTCATCTCTGCGCGTTGAAACTTGCCCGTAATGTCAGGTTCTGTTACATGCTCATTCAATTCTGCGCGATCAGATTCCATAATTGCTTTATCTGGTATCTTGTTGATCATACCGCGCCCGTTAATATTCGCCATTTGATTCCTCGTCATCATCTACGGGTGATTCAGTTTCCTCAAACGGTTGCATGGCTGACTGCGCAGAACCGCTGCCGTTCACCTCGCTTGGGTCAGTATCAAGCACAATCCCCATCTCATCCACCATCGCTAGCTCAGCTTGGCGGCCTGTCAACACCTCATCTAAGTCACCGCCCTGTTCTGCAATCACCTGGCCCAAAGTCTTGAAGCCGCATCTCACTGCATCCTTATAAGCATTAACTTCTTTCTGCGGGTCAACCCACTCCCAACTGCGTGGCGTCCATTTACTAGCCGTATAGCGTTCAGGGTTTGTTTCGTAGCCCGGCAGGTTTAGCTCACCGCTTAATACCGCCATATCAAGCCATTTATCAAATACTGTCTGGTGGAAATTTTCCACCATGTAACGTTGCAATACTTTATAAGTATCGCGTTCTTCCAGCAAGCTAAGTCTGCTGCTGCTGTAATTACTCTCAGAAAAGTTTTTGCTGATACTCTCAAAACTAACGCCAATGCCAGCCGCTACAGCACGCAGCATTGATCTGGTAAATGGCTCAAGTTGTCCATCAGGTGCATTTAGGTCTGGCACATTTATCGACTCACCAGGTTGCAAATACTTAAATACACCTGGCGTGAACTCACTAACTCTTTCATTCTCATAAACCTGATCACCCATCAGCTCTCCTTCAGGGCTTGAGATAAATCCCATCAGTGCGCTGCTAGCTCTGGCACGTACCACCTCAGCTTCCTCGTAGCCTTGCAGCATGTGCATACGCATCAGTGCAGATGCAAACCACGTAACGCCTCGCGTTTGCCCTGGCCGCTCTGGCAAGAACAAATGTATTATCTCGTCTGCCGGTATTCGTAGCTTGCGGCCATTAGTGCGCGTATTGCCGGCATAGGTATCACCTGGGTGATTTGAATAAAAATGATACGCTTGCGGCCTTAAATAACTATCAACCTCAATACCCATCCGTACCGTATTGCCTTTTGATGGTTGTGGTACTTCATCATCAACCAGATAATCAGACTCCAACACCTGCAACGCAAACGGGATCTTGCTATCGCCAAATGGTTGGCGGATCATTCTGATAAATACTTCACCACTTTCTGCAAGGCTTCTACATATCAACCGTTCCAGATCATGAAATCCAAGAATGCCGCTAACGTCACAACGCTTTTTATTGCTCCAATGCTGCCACGCATCATGGATGCTGCCATTGATCGCATCATCTAATTTACCGCCTTGCTCCATCCGCACTTGGCCTTGATGCTTGATGCCGTGGCCGATTACATTATTTTGTATTACCCGCAATGCCTGCCGCGCATAATCATTATCGCGACACAACTGCCTAGCGCGATTACGTAATGCCTTAAAGCTAGATTTGATTTCACTATCAGCGCTGGTGCCGCTGGTGATCCAATCGGCTGTAAGCCTGCTCACCCTTGCGCCTTGATACGCACGCTGCTGCGGTTTACGTATTGGCTCAAAGCCAAATTTCTTAAATAGCTCTGTGCGTAATCCCATCAGAACCTCACGAATAAATTATGGGGATTGCCCAATCCATTAGCCAGCAAGGAAGCTGCTTGCTCACGTTTTACTTCTGCTTTTAGTTTTGATTCCAATTGTATAAGATCCGCCATTTCATATTTCTTTAGTTTACGTGTGCCGATACTGTACTCCTGCACCACCCCGCCAGATACAATCGCTCTTATCGCAGCCTGCACTGCTGCCAGATCAAGCTCTGCTTGCGTCCTGCCGTCAACAGCACCTGGTGATCCGCTATAGCTCAACGCCTGCAGCACCTTTAGCTGGCCTGCACCTAGCGTTGCCTTCTCAGTGCTATAGGTTGCAATTGCTTGCCAATACCATTGGCCCGCATCAAACCCGGCGCTGGTACCCGCCGCAACTGTAAATTCCCATCCCGTACCAAATGCAGTGCCAACAACTGTGGCGCCCTCACTTGCCGTATTAGTGCGCAAAAAATAAGTGAGCGTCCATGTCGCGCTAGTAATGGCATTGCCTAAATTGTCAACGCTCTCCACATCACGCCATTTGATGGTGTCGCCTGCCCTGATTTGTGATGGGATGTTCACGGCTTACCAGTTGCTAACAAAAGCAGGTGCGGCATTTGCAGTCGCTTGCTTTCTTGATCTTAGCGGCACCTGATCACCTTTTTCTAAGCGCTTTTCCAGTTGATCCCATATTGTGCGACGATCATAATGCTGATAAAGGCGGTTTAGTGCCGCATAAGCATAAACAAGGCAGTCTAACGCTTCATTGCGTGCGCTTGATTTCTTTACCCATTCACGCACTGGGAAACCCTTCACATAACGCAATGCTTGTTTTTCTGCTGTTAGTTGCTGAAAATATTCATCCCCAGTTTGCGCATGAAAGTGAAGGTACCCAGGGCCTGGTTCGTTATGCTTAAGCCTGCCAAACAAAGTTGTTTTAATAGTGTCACTACCTACGGGATAAACTGATGCGCCACGTTTCAACGTTTTTCCTTTTGCATTGATGTCCACTTTTGAAGGTTTACCAATCGGTGGCTTGGCCCGTTGGCTTTGTCCTTTTATTGCAATAACACCTGAAGCTGAACGCTCCCGAGCATATTGATAGACTTCAGATGTAAAGTGCCCGCCCGAGTCAACAGCTATTACATCAGCCCGCAGGCTGCCGCCAGTTTCGCATTCCCATTTGTTCAAAACTAATACATCAAGTTGCTTCCATAGATCTTGACCGCTAGGGTCACCAAGAATTTCTTGGTGGTCAATCAGCCATCCTTCCTCATCGCGGCCCCATGCCCATACGCTTACTGCCAGCCGGTTATCCTGTACGTCAACGCCAATCGTGACTGATACGGCACGCTCTGGTAGTTTGCCTGCGGCATAATGCTCGCAACGTTCAAGCAGTATCGACGCGCTAATTTTACTTGCGTAATCTTCTTCCCAGCTTTCACCTAAAACAGTATTTACCCATGTCTTTAAGCGTGGGGCATCAGCTTTACTGCGTAAAAAATCTTCAACAATTTCTTCCCAATTTTTCCAACCTAATGGGCTATAAAGCGATGAGATTTGAAACCCTGCGGTTTTACCATCGCTTGGTGCCGTTGGTTTCCATTGTCCTGCTGTTAGCATTTTGGTTTTATGTGATTCATTAAATCTTTGCCCGCAATGTTCACATTCATATTGCACAGTACTTGGATCATTATTTTGCCATTTTAATTGTGCCCATTTCAGCCATTGCATCTCGCGGCAGTGCGGACACGGTACAAAAAATCGCCGCTGATCACTTAATAAAAATTCAGATTCAATACGACTAAAATCTTTTACCGTTGGGGTTGAAGTCATAAAAATTTTTCGCCTGCTAAACGTAGTGCTTCGCCGTTCAGCAAGTGTTACCGGGTCGCCTTCCCCATCTACATCAGTTGGGAATGCGTCAACTTCGTCTAAAAAAATGTATCGACATGGTGCAGACCGTAACCCCGTCGCACTATTAGCTCCGGTCAAAATCATCATCCCGCCCGGGAAATCTTTACTAAACATTGTGTTGCCGCTATCTCTACTTCGAGCTGGTGCAATTCGCTCTGCTAGGCATGGAGTGTCAGTAATTAAACTTTCAAGCCGTTGTTTGCTTAATCGTCGCGCCATGTCAACGGTAGGTTGTACCATAAGCATGGGGCCAGGCGCGTGAGCAATCACATAACCCAGCCAGTTGCTGCCTGCTTCCGTCTTGCCAAGTTGTGCCCCGGCCATTAGCACAACACGCTGAATGGTATTTGTGGTGCTTAAGCAATCCATCACCTCTTGTAAATATGGAGTTCTATCAGTGCGCCAAGGGCCTGGTTCCGCTGATGCTTTTCCAGATAACACCCGATGCTTATCGGCCCATTCGCTAACGGTCAGGTCCGCTTCAAACCGCATTGCGTCGCAACAGACTTGCAATAAATCGTCAATTGCTGATGGCATTGCTCAAGCCCTCCAGCGCCTGTCCAATCTCCTTTAGCAGCATCGCGTGGATCTTTGCTTGATCAATTTCTGCTGCTACAATAGGCGCCACACGGTCTGGGATGGTGCGCAGCGCGTCGCGTACTCCCATGTGCAATTTAACCAGCCGCATTTTTAATTCGTTTTTGTCCACCAGTCGCGCACTGCGCTGGTCATACTCAAGCCGCGTAAGCCGCGCCGCATACGCCTCCCGGATTGCCCGCGACTGCGCAAACGATGGGATCGCCGCTGCCTGGTTTTGCTGCTGTGTCAGCGCCTGATCAATTGACGGCGCCCCGCCCCGCCCTCCACGATCCGGGCTCTTGGCAGCGGCCACTTGCCGGTCCAGCTCTAGCGGATCCGCTACCACCCAGTTGCGTTTTTCTTTGCGCAGTGCATCGCTGCTGAACCGCCCCTGCCCTGCCCACTTGCTTAGCTGCGTGTACTCAACGCCCCGATCCTTGGCGTAGCCCAGCAGGTTCATGCGTCACCTGGAAACGGTTCGCCGGTTGCTTCCAGCGTTGCGGTCTTGCCCGTGAATTGCTGCCAGCGTTTCACAATCACGTCCACGTAAGCAGGCGTTAGCTCCATTGTGTAGCAAACGCGCCCAGCTTTCTCTGCGCCAATCAAAGTGCTGCCGCTACCGCCAAACGGCTCAACGCACAGACCGCCGCTGGGCAGGCTTGACTTCATCACTCGTTCCATCATTGCTACCGGTTTGGGTGTCGCGTGGCCGTGGCGTTCTTCGCCTGTCACCCGCGAGAACTCCCACACATCGCGCATTGCATCATGCGCGTTGTCGAAGTAGCTGCGGGCTTCTTGGATCTTTTGGGTTGGGATGCTTTTCACCTTGTCCCACGCAACCTTGAGCTGGCGCCAGGGACGGAGAAATCGGCCTGGGTATGTGGCCTGCAAGGTGGCGTAATGCTTGTCGGGGATCAGATTGAATTGCGAAGTCGTGAACCAGTGGCTGAACATTTGCACGCCACAAACATCCTTGGTGTCTTGCGGTGTGATTTTGGCGGCGGCTGCCTCATCGGCAAGGTAAAGCCGAACTGAATCCCACTCTGGTGGATAGCCGCCTTGGTTGACGTTGCCGCGAAACTGCTGCCCCAGCGCAAAGAATAAGCAATGCTCGCTGGCAATCGGAAACTGCGTCAGGTCAGGCGATGCCATCCCAGGGATGGCCTTCTTGTCCCACACGATCTGGTTCCGCAGTTGCATCATCTCGCTACTGCCCAGCCCTGCCTTGTACCAAAGCCGCCACAGCTCTGGCGCGTTGCCCCAGATGTAGGCGCTGGCGTTGTCTAGCAGGAACGGACGGAGCGTTGCCCACCACTCCATCTGGAAAGAGTCCAAGTCCTCGTTGCGAAGGTTGTCATTTTCTACGCCGTCTTTTTCTTTTCCCATTCCGTAGGGCGGATCTGCGTGCATTAGCGCAGCCTTCGCGCCATCCATCAGTCGTTCAACATCTGTGATGGTGGTGCTATCCCCGCACATCACCCGATGGTTCCCCAGTAGCCACACATCGCCAGGCTTGCTGGCTGGATCAGTTGGTGGTTCTGGCACGTCATCCGGATCGCCTAGCTCTTCAGGCGCTAGCGCATCAATCTCCGGCAACAGGTCGGACAGCTCGTCATCGCTAAACCCAATCAAGCTTAAATCGAAGTCCTGCTCAGCCAAGTCTTGCAGCTCAGCCCGCAACAGGTCAGTATCCCAGCCAGCGTTTAACGCCAGTTGGTTATCGGCAATAATGTAAGCCTTCCGCTGCCGGTCGCTTAGATGATCAAGCACTACCACCGGCACCGTTTTTAATCCCAACTCCTGCGCAGCCGTCAGCCGGCCATGGCCCGCAATAATTCCGTCGTTGCTGTCAACAAGGATTGGGTTGGTAAATCCAAACTCCACAATCGACGCTGCTATTTGCGCCACTTGCTCTGTGCTGTGGGTTCTTGCGTTGCGCTCGTAAGGCTTCAGCCGATCTACCGGCCACAGCTCAATGCGCTTAGCCATCGTGATTGTCAGTCCTGGGTCGGCTGTCATGCGTTATTGCGAATTTTTTCAATAGGGCGGTTTCAAAAGTCTACCGCTAGATAATTAACGCGCCTTTCCC